CTGTAAAATCTTCTTGAGTAAACTCCATCTTGCTCTTGAACCAAGAAGGTATTAACAAAGTTAATATCTTTTACATCTTGTATCTCAGAGTACATAAATCT